GCACCTAACGCTTTCCAATCCTCTGTAGTAAATTTGTTAAATTCTGCGGTGGTCATTGCATCAAGACTTTTATCCGTACCTAGTTTTGCTCTAATAGCCTCTGCAATAACAGTTTCTGTTTCAGGAATTACTACTTGTAACTCATTAAAATAACTACGTAACTTTTCAGGTGAAATAAGATCAGTAGCCATGTCTATAGCACTAGGAATATTTCGGAACAAACCACCTACATGTATTTTCTTATTTTGCATGTTTTGTATTGTTTTAAATGCTTTCTCTAAATTTTTAGTTAAAATCTCCCCATCTTCAGGGTTTAACCTAGCCTGTAACGCCACTATTTCGTTTGCTTGCTGAACCGCCATCCCATAAGCGTCATAAGCTTTTGCCAAGTCAAACATTTCCTTGGTTAATCCGGGGAGCATGCCTTCTTGAAACTTTTCTGCCTTTGCTAATTTTTCTGTGCTTTCTTTAAGGGCAATTGCTTTGGCACTTATATCATCCATTTTCTTTGCTAAAACAAACCAACCAACAAAAGAGGCGGCTAAAGCTACAGCTGCGATAATTAATCCCGCCCAATTTCCTGCCACAGCATTAGCAATTAATTTGACCGCACCTGCTACCGCTAATGCCGCAGGCCCTATAGCCGCAGTTATTGCCATAGTAGTTACAAGTGCTCTACGTGCATCTTTATCCAACGTTCTAAATGCCTGTGACCAATCAATAAACTGTTCCAACAATCTCTTTAATTTAGGAGTGAAATCTTCAACAAGTCGTGCTAGATTCAAATTCATATTATCCACGGCGGTGCTGAAACGACCTTCCAATGTTTTAGCCACATTTTCAGTCATCTTATAAAATTTACCACCCTCTTCGGTCATGGTCTTAAATGCTTTGTTAATATTATCAAAACTAATCTGATTCTTTTGTATCATAGTGAAAAGTGCATTTCCAGTTAACCCAAACTGTTTATTTAATTCTGCAATAATTGGGACACCACTCATGATGAAACGATTTAACTCTCTCATATGTGCGGTTCCACGAGCCCGTACTTTACCAAAAGATGTGGCAATACGTTCTAGTTTTTGAGCGTCACCCTGTGCTACATCACCCAACATACGTAACTCAGTCATTACGTCTTTTAACGGTGAACCAAATGCCAACAACACCTGTGCGGCTTGGTCTAACTGAGGCAGTAAAAATGGAGTCTTTGCACTAAATGCAATTATCTCTTGAAACAATCGTGAACCTTTTTTCAAGCTACCGGTCAATACACCAAATCGAACTGTCTGTGCTTCAATATTCGCCGCAAACTTTACACCTTGAGCCAAAGCCGCTACCATAGTAGTCGTCACATATCGTATCATAACTCGTCCAAATCGTGTCATTGCCTGACTAGCCTTCATGTAACTTTTAGACATCGCATCTAATCGCACACGTCTTATCTTCAACAACCCATTAGTACTTGACGTTATCGAAGCTAGTTTGGCTTCCTGAAGAGCACGTTGTTTCATCTCAAGGGCTAATCGCCTTTCCGCACTCATGTTCTGTTTTAATTCTTTCTCTATCTCGTCAAGTGCGTGGGCATACGATTTAGCTAGCTGTGCACCTAGGGTGTGTGCCTGCTTCATGGCTTTATTAGCGACAGTAACCTTTTTCATTACATTGTGTTCGTCTTGAATAGTTTTGACAAGTTTCTTGATCTTGTCATTATATGTCAGTATAGCCATACTTGCATCTTTTAATAAAAACTTATCTTGCTTCTGAGCTATATTCGCTAGTTTCATTAATGCTGTTCTTTTAGCAAGTTGGGTACTGTGCCTAGCCTCTATAAGAGCTTTCCTTTTAAGCGCTAAAGCTTCTTTTTCAAGTGAATCAGTACTTTTTGCAATATCAGCACGTACTTGTTTTATTCGTTGGTTATACGCCTTTATAGTGCTACTAGCTCCATTAGTAACTTTATTCTTTTGCTGAAACATAACAGTGAGTTTCTTAACACCGTCTTTGGTTACTTTCAACTCTTTATCCACTTGTTTTAAGGTTAGGTTGTATAACTTTAATTGTGTATTAGCTTGTGCTATAATACGAGTTTTATTGTGTTCTTGGTCTATCCAAAGTTTCTCAGTCTGTGCCCGTTTCATGGCTAAAGAAATGGCTTTATTTTTAGTAAGTATTCCTATTTTTTCTTGAATCTCTTGTCGCTTCATTTCATCAGTAGTGGTTTTAAGTGTCTTTGTAAGCATACCAATAGCTTTGTTTGACTCTCTTGTGGCTTTCGTACCCGCTTTTTCATTCACGGTTTTCATATGCAGTATTTCAGTTAATCTCTCTACTCCGGGATGAATCCCTTTAAGTTTGAGGTTCATCATTTCTATGGCTTCATTGTGTTCTTGGAATACCTGTAGACCTGCTTTAAAAGTAGCCTGCAACATAACCTCTTTTACACGTAACATTTCCGCTTTTTGTGCTGAATCCGAGTATACATGAGCGCCCTTTTCTGCAACAAGTATCTCTTTTGCCTTGGAAGCACTCAACTCCTTAATACGACTACTCACTTTTGCTATTATTGCCGCATTTATGCTCTGGTGCTGTGTAAATTGCTCTTCAATGCTTACTGAGGTTTTTTGAATTGAATTTAATTTTTTAAGTGCGGAACCATATTGTCCCGCTTCTGATGCAGATTTAGCAAAACTAGAACTACCACCTTTTGCCGACTTGTTCTTAACTGCATCAGCTTCTTTAGAGAGTTTTATGTATTTTTCTAAAGCTTTATTGGCGGCATCAACACCGACTTTCTTTATCTCAAAATAAAGGACATTTCTCTCTTCGCTCATGTGTTAAACCACCTCTTAACTCTCACTCTTTCGCTTCGCTTCCATTTTAGAGGAAACAAAACCGTCCATCATCAACAACAAGTTCGTCTCATATCGTCCTATTTCTTCCTCGGTAAGAAGCTTATATGCTAGTATTTCACTACATTGCAACGACTCCCCCCTTCTAATTCTCCAATACATTTCCCAAATATCAGTATAGCATATAGGAGGGGATACCTTATCTAATAAAGTATCCCTTTTTCCTGTTGATTTCTCTACCTGTATAAGATGGTCATATAATATTGTACCGTCTTTCTTTGGATATGTTAAATCTATTTTAGCATCGACAGCCTCGTGTAATTGCTGTCTTAGCTCGCTAAAAAATTGTCACGTGCAAATACAAATTCAATAATTTGATCTCTAAACATTGGGCAATCTTCTAAGAACACTGTTAACGCATTCACATCACCGTCTTTGACTACTTCGCCCGCATACATGAAATCGCTCCATGAACGTACACATGCACCTATAAATACCATTGATGCCGCTTCTTTCTTGTGTGCCTTGACATTCTTAATCTCTAACACAGCATTGTATGTTGCCCGTGCTTTTGAAATCTTCTTCGCATCTGCTCCATATAGAACAAAGTCGATCGGAACTTCATCACCCTCATCGACAATTATACCAAAGTCGTCTATAAGTTTAAATACTACACCTTCATTCGATAATTCTTTTACTGAAAATTTACTTAAATCTACCATTTTTCCCATTTTGTTCTCCTATTGTTTATCTATACCCACAATTTATACCGCAGGTTGTCTCCTAATAATTATGTTTGAAGCCTCTGTTGAGTCATCAAGTGCTTGAAAATTCATTGTGTTAATAACTGCTCCGTCACTATTGACAGGGGTATCAGCACTGGTGTATTTTATTCTTGGTAATGTAACAATAAATCCTTCTAAGTCATCATCTACAAATCTTACTTCAAGACTAGATTCTGTTTCATTAACAAACTTGTTATAAAGTACTTGGTCAGGAAAGTAATAAGTTATTGACCCCGTTACATTTGATTTACCACTTGTCATTTGAGGACAAGTATTTGCCATTAATACAAAGTTTCGTTCAAACCCGTTGTCTAAACTAATGCTCATGCCACTTGCTAATGCGTTTGCGGCGTTTGCTTCATTTATGTACCCACTAAACCCATCAAAAGGTCTATTAGCGGTCGTTACCACAGGTGTTCCACTGTGATACGCTGATGTACTGTTTGCCGCATCTTTGAATAACATTCCAAAAGAACCTGTTACCATAGCATTTGGATTGATGTCCAACGACATCGTGTTTACAACTCCACCTGTGTATTTCTGATACTCTGCTATATCTGTGTAAGCCTTTTCCACTACTAGACTTCTTACCGTTGTTCCTTTCTTTATTTCTCTTGCAGTTGTGTTAAATACTCCTACATCTGCAATAGCTGTAGTAAGTGCTCCTGCTACCGTCATAGTCAATGCTGATAAAGCAGTTACATAAGTAGTTAAATTGTTTCCTGCTTCAACATCAAAAGTTGTAGTTGTTATTGCATCCCCAACTCGTACTCCGTCTGTAATCCAACTACCACCTGCACGTACAAATGTATTTACCGTTATTGTTGCTACTACCGATACCGATAAATCAGTATAAGGTGCTGTCCAAGGACTCCATGCCGCTAAATCTACTGTTGCTTCTGCATCCCCTACTGCCACTGTTACTAAGCCTGTAATAGGTGAAAGTGTCATAGTTTCTTCAGTAACTGCATTTATAGTAAATGTACCATTGTTTCCGCCATCACTCCAACCCGTTGTAACTACTTTATCCCCTACCTCAAATCCCTTTGCTACAAATGTTTCTCCTGTTGAAGTCATAACACCTGTATCTTTATCTATATAAGTGGCTGTCATATCTGTAGTGATAACCGTATTTGCCGCCAAGTCACTGCAAAGTGCTAATGGTATTAATCTGTCATATTCATCAAAACTTAATTCAAATCCCATATCTCCGGCAGGCTGTTTATTGCCTAGCCTCATATCATGAATACCTCTGTCACCACGGCGTTCATCGGAAACAAAATTGTCTCTTACTAAACTAATGGAGTCTTCAGTATTTCTTATTTCAGCCATGTTCAGAACACTAGGCCCTGAACCAAAGCTGTCTTCTAATGTGTAAAAAAGGTCTCTTTGTGACCCTGAACTAAAATCGCCCATAACTCACCCCCTATGATGATTTCGTGATAACTATATTCGATTCCGCAGTTACATCATCAAGTGCTTGGAAGTTCATTGTTATCATTGTAGCACCATCACTGTTTACAGGTGCATCAGCACTCGTATATTTGATACGAGGAAGATTGATTATATATGTGTTTCCACCTGCCTCTAAATCATCTAAGGTTATGGTTAACCCTGATTCTGTTTCCCCAACAAATTTGTCATACTCGGTTGTATCTTCAAAGTACAATGTCATGCTACCTGTTACATTTGATTTTCCCCATGTAACCTGTGGATTTTCATCGTTCATCAATACGAAGTTTCGTTCAAATCCATTATCTAAACTCAAACTAAGGGCGGAAACAACCCCTATGGTTACCCCTGCTCCTGTGCCTTCAGTAATTAACCCTGTAAATCCATCAAAAGGTCTATTTGTGCCTGTTGCCGTAGGACTTGTTACATATGCTGTGCTCCCACTTGTCATGCCTTTGAAAATCATACCAAATGAACCCGTTACCATTGCGTTTGGATTGATGTCCAACGACATGGTATTGATTACTCCACCTGTATATAACTGATACTCAGGCAAATCAGAAAATACCTTAGCTACTGAGTATGAAGATAGTGTAGTACCCTTCTTTAAAATTAAACTACCTGCACCTGCCCATGCACTACAAAATGCACCTGCTAGAAATTCATTAAATGAATCATAACTTAATTCAAATCCAATATCCCCTGCCGGTTGTCTGTTTCCCAACCTCATGTCGTGAATACCTCTATCCCCTCTACGTTCATCAGATACAAAGTTATCTCTAACTAAACTGATTGAATCCTCTGTGTTACGTATTTCCTCAAATCCTGCGTAGACAGTTCCACCTGCGGTAGGGTCTACTGTTCCATATGTAACTTCTTTTTTAAAATATAGGTCTCTTTGCGACCCTGAACTAAAACTCATAATTGTCCTCCAAATTTATTCTTTTATTTATATCTCTGTGTACGCATACCACCGAACATTCAACGGTATGATGTACCAACCTTCACCACTATACGGGGTGCTTTCCCACGCTCTCTTACATTCTACACTTATATCAGAATTAGTCAATGTAGTGCCTCTTTTATACGCTGTCATCAACTCTGCTAATATAGGGTTCACATCTGTACGTCCATTTCCTACCGGTACAGCCACATCTATCTGCATGTATCCATCATAACGCTGTTGCCCCGTAGTACCTAAACTAGCCTGTGTGGACTCAGTAAAAAACATCCAAGACTGTAACCAAGAAGTACCTCTAACAGGTTTGTAGTCGTCATTTATATACGCTATGTTACCTGCACTGATAGTTGTTAGTGAAGCCAAAGGAGTTTGCATTACCGTAATTATATCATTCTGTGCTGTATTTGCCAATTATTTACCCCCGTATTTTGTACACATGTCTCTGAAAACATTCGCAGATTCTGCCATAGTAGTTTTAACCATACCCTTTGGGGCTTTCTTTGAAATTGGCCCATTTGCTCCTTGTGTCAACAAAGTAAAAGGTCGTGGGTACTGACTAGCAGGGTACCAAGGTGGATAAGGGTCTCGCTCATGAAGTGGTATACCTGCATAACCCCCATTCTCTAGTAAAAGTATATAGTAAATATCATTTTTCAAATAGTAATTATCTGCTAGTTTAGAACCTGCAATCACTGCGTGTACCTGCTGTGCCACACTTTCTTTTTCATCATTGCTAGAAACCGTTAATTTGCTTGCTCCATCAGAAGTGTTAATTGAAACACCCCATGAATTAATTGCATCAGTTGCTTTAATAGGAGTACGTACCACCGCATCAGAATATAATTCCACTGTTGTTTCCTGTAGAACTTTATTCATAGAACCAAGTATTTTATTAACACTTGTTTCCACTTGTTTACCAAAGGTGTCCATTGATTAAACCCTCACATTAATTCTATATAATACATCTGTGCCACCGGGATTCACTGTTGCTACTCTATAAGCTGTATAAGCAGTGCCATCAATAGTAACGGTTTCATTTTTGTTTAGTTTTGGTATACCATTGGTAATAAATGTACGATCTGATTCATTGACATATCCCTTTGCTTTGAAATAATCACTTGTGAAAGTTTCAATACAATATCCCTCATAATCAGTAGCTGTCGGTGCAGTCACCTCAGAACCATCTGTGTACCATTTAAAGGTGTTTGTAGCGGGGTCATATATCTTTGATGCCGTAGTGGACTCAGTTCGAGTAAACGAGATTGTCAACTCCGTATAGCGTTTTATTAAACTGTTTACTCTTGTCTTTAATGCTGTATAATCCATGGTTACCTTACCCTATCTCAATGTTAGGCGAGCGTTTACAATTGCATTTCGGTTGGCTTCTATTAAGCCTGACGTACGCAATAAGTTTTCTATCTCAGTAAACTTGGTGTAGCTTGATGCACCTTCACTATAAGTAATAGTTATTACGTCAATTTTCTCACTCGTTATTGCTCCACCACGTTCTAAGTCGGGACTCAGCTCCGTGGAATTTAAAAGTCTCTTCGCACTAAGAACCGTAGCTTGTTTAATTGCTGATGGAATACCTGTTACTGCATCACCTTCGGAATTATACGCGTAATCTCGCGGCCATTCGAGGGCCTGATCTGCACTACCTCTATCACCTACAAAAGAATATGTATCATTGATATACATCGTAGCTCTGTTTAAAAATCTCTCTTTTGAACTGTCTGCAAGTGCGTCAAAAAGAAGCCAACTAGCTTCATCGAAAAAAGAGTCTGCATAAGTATTTGCATACGCTAAAGTCGTATACGATGTGGCCGTGGATAATCCGGTGCCATCGGCTGAAATAAATGACATTTACTACTCCTTTTTACTCTCGTGCTAACATTAGTACGCTATAAGTTCCACTTGCGTGACTTGAAACACTAGCACGTACATATTTCATAGGCTGTCCATCTATACCGTATATATCCGATGTTGCCACCGTCACCGACCATGTCTTGTATGTTACCCAATTTGTTCCATTTAACGAGCACTCTACTGTTACTGTTGCCACAGCGGGTGCCCCTGTTGCTATTACCTGAAAAGTCAATGCACCATATAAACTGACATTTATTTCTGTCCCCACTGTATCTGTTACTACTGCACTCAGTAGTGTTTTCTCCCGTAATGTATACCCCATTTTATTCTCCTATTATAAAAAAAGGAGGATTGTTCATCCCCCTATGTATTATTAAATTAAATTAAATTAATCCCTTGTCTTTAAGTATTTTTGTCACAGCTCGTATTGTCTCATCTTTCTTCATCGCCCTCATATCAGTAACACCTGTTTGTGATTTAATAAAAGTTTTAAGTTTATTCAATGCACTCACACCATTTATATTTGGATAATCACGTGTTACATAATTACCACCGACTTCATAAAACTCAGCTTTCCAATCTGCTACAACTTTGTCTGGGGCTTTTACAGCAATAGGGACTTCAACCACTTCTGCAAGGTTAGTCAGCCGTGTTTCCATCGCTGTATACTCTTGCCTTAAAATAATCATGTCACTACGTAGCTTTCTGTTGGTTTCCATAACTGTGTCATACTTTTCACGCCAATCCACATTTATACCATTACAGATTTCAACATTCACCATATTGCTTTCATTGGCTTCGACATACCCTAATTCACGAAGTCGTTTAATTACATAAGCGTCTTCCGTGTGTAGTACCCCTTTTAAACCAAAATTACATAGGCTAATATTCTTCTTGCTATCCCAAACCTTTCCTTTTCCCGTAAACATCATAATACTTTCTCCTTATTTCTCGTGATTATATAAGCCCGATTATCTCATCACCTGCATCAGCCCCTTTAATGACTTTTCCAACCGCTAATTTAATATCGTCTTCTGTACTTGATGTAGCTAGTGTAAGTGTTCTATCTGCGGCTACATTTCCAACCATCAAATTAGTAACTTTATAACTAACTGTACCATATAGTACTTCTGTTGCCCCATTTATCTGTATTGCTAATCCACTTGCTGTTGCTCCATCAGTTGCTTCAATAAATGATACAATCTGTCCTGTTGATGCCCCACTAGCTTTAATCTCAGCTTTCTTGTTATAACTATAACCATCAGTTACTGCTATAATACTCGCTGATGTGTCACCAATGGTAACTGCTTTAATGGTTAGTCCACCACTGTTTTCAGTAACTGTCATTGTACCCACACATGCCGCACTCAATTCAATACCACATACTGCTTTCCATAATGCACTAGCAGTAGAAACTGCCGATGTGCCTGTGAGAGTAAGGGTTTCAGTAATATACGCATCTGCTGAGTCTGTTCCATAAAGTGTTACTGTCTGTGTGACATCTAACGCACTTGAACTTTCAACATCTACTGTGTCTGTTGCTGGCTGATTCGTAAAAGGTACGCCAACCTGTGTGGCGATAGTTGTGTCAATTAATACGGAATCAAGAAAAGCAATTGCTTTACCTGCTGTTCCACATTTGAAACGCTGTCCCGCTACCATGTCAGTTCCTGCGGTAAGATTTACCAGTCCAGTTTCTGCTAGGAAATAATCTTCATCAACACGTCCTGCACTTTGATTAGCCGCAAATGACCTCACGGAATCCAGTGTTCCCGCTATAATGTCATTACTAGCATCTTCTTCAATAAGTCTATTTTTTGCTATAGTGCCGTCTGCTTGTGTACGCGCACCAAATTTGTTTTTTAATTCTGTTCCAAGGGCTACATTTTTTACCCTATATTCTTGATACATTTGTCTCTCCTTTTGTCTTAAATGAAGTGGGGTTTCCCCCACGTTAGTTCCATCTAACTAGTTGCTAAATTCTGCTCTGAGTCAAGCCAGTGATTTTCCCATGCATTTTTTCATTTGCATAGTCAATACCAACATGTGTCTGAAAGAATCCCTGATACCCACCACCAAGTTTTGCCATATCTTCATATACCATCAAACCTGCTGTACCGTTTTCCGTAATAACCGGATTGAATACCGGACGAATTGCGTCCATTGCGAGTAAAGCAATAGTGTCTGTGCTTGCTGTGTCTACTTGAACCATTGGTTCATGAACAACACCTACTGTTCCAAAATCAGTTAAAATAGTGTCTATTGCAACTCCACCCATATTCCAATTCGCTGGCTGATAACCAAAAATCTTGGAAATATTGTATTTCTGAATTGCGGTTACAAACATTACTGGATAACTGTTAAAACACTGTCTGCCTGAATTAACTGCACAATCTGCGAATAACTCTTGTAAGAGTGCTTCGTTTAGTTCTATACTACCTGCCGCTGTTGCGTTTGTGGATGCCGCTGTTACAACACCACGGGTCATACCTGAAACGGTTACCCCTGTTGATTCCTGAAAAGTACCATTCATAAATGTGTAATTCAAGTCTCTTGCCAGTTTCTTAAAGATATAAGATTTTCTCTCCTGTATTGCGTTCTCAATTGGTGTGCCTTCTTTAGCCCAATAACCAACTCCACCTGCTACTATATCAGTAGCTACACGAGCCATCGTAGACAATTTCTTGTACGAAATGTTTACTGTGCCCTGTGCGATTCCACAACTATTTCTCACCTGTGATAAAACAGGAGATGTAGCCGCGATTGCCGTCAATGAATCTGTTTCATCAATATCTGGCTGAGAAGGTACAGCAAAATCGTATACTGCACTCATTGCATAATCAAAATCAGGAACTATCCTGTAATTTGCGCCCGTTAATCCACCAAGAATCCCTAGAAAAGGAAGGTTATTCGCTCTCCCCGGTACTTGATCTGCTGTCCATAACATTCCCTCGTACTGAGGGCTGTTCCAATATTGGGATACTCCACTTACCTGTGACATAATTTATTCCTCCAAATTATTTCTTTGCAGGCGACATATTCTCCATCAGTGTCATCTTGTCTTGTAAGGATAATGTGTCGCTTTCTTCATTCAGGGTTTTCAGATTTTTATCATTTGGATTAACGGCAACAGGGTTTTTATTCGGATTAGCACCCCCACCCTTGTTCTCGTCAGCCAATACATATTTCTGATTATGCCCGTCAGTCGCCCATTTGTCCCAAAACTCAGTGCCTGATTGTAAATCGCCTTTATCGTTTTTATAGAAGACATCAAATTTATCTTTGTCTTCACCTTCATTCGACACCTCGGCTCTGCCTAAATATGCCCTCATTATTAATGGTCTGTCCTCTGGATTCACATTAATTCTTTCTAACTCATTCATAAGACCCTCTTTACGCAGAGTCTTTGTATACAACCCTTTAAACGTGTCCGATGAAGTCCTAAAAGAATTAAGTTCGGTATCTTTTACCGCTAATTCATCAGTCTTTGCTTTTTCCATTGTTGTTGTCAATAACTCAATCTCTGATTGGTGTTTGTTATTAATCAAATCAATGTCAACTGCTCCGTCTTTTATACTAGCTTTTAACCCACTTAATTCATCAATTGCCTTATTATACTTGTCGGGAAGGTTTTCGTCAATAGAGCTATACTTTTTAGTTAATTCATCCATTGTAGTCTTGTTTGCATCTGCTTCATCTACTAATTTTAGCTTTTCTGTCTTCAATTGATCTCTGTTTTTCTGCAATCCCTCATTTGCTTTATAAAAATCTGTTTCAAACTGATCGAAATCAATCTTGGTTGCGTCTTCAGGTAGCTTCGTGTTTGTTATGTCAAACATTGTCTTAACATTCATTAAAAACTTTACTACACTCTTTACTTCACTATTGTCACTCATTCTGTACCCTCTAGGTTTCTTCTACTTGAAACTCGCCTATTCCATAGGTTTATAGTTCCATAGTTTTTGGTTCTACTACTGGTTCTTCTTTTTTAACTTCTTCTACTACTTTTGGCTCAGGATTTGCTTGTTCCTCTAAATCCTTTGCTCTTTTTAGTATATCCATCATTCCCTTCTTCTCCAAATACTCAATTCTTTCTGTGTTTGTTAATACCGTGCCTTCATGCGTTTTAGCAATTAACTTCAATTCTGCTTTGGCATCACGGGTTGCAGGAATTATTTCACCTCTCTGCATTGCACCGATATAAGATTCATAACTCAAACGTCCTTCAGATACCTCTTTACCCAACGCTATAATTGTGTTTGCATCAATAACAGCAGGTGTGTAATCTTTGGTAATATCAACAACAATAGAATTATCTGTGTAACTGACTTTTCGCCAATTACAAATAACTTTAATCAATTGCTCCATCGCGTTTCCAATAGTAGTTGCTATATCCGCTAATATACCCTGTTCTCCTGCACGATGTATCATTGCGGCTTCACCACTCTCAATACCATTTACTTCATTTGCCAATATCTTTGCACCCAATATAGCCATCTGCTGTTCTTTTTTATCAAGTGCTAATTTAATGTCCTCAAGTCCTCGTCCCTCATACTCCAAATATTTGGCAGTGCCTCCGGGAGCTATAATAACTGCCTCTGTAGAACCTATACCAATACTCTGAGTATCTGTAGGTAATCCACTAAAAACTGCTGTTGGGCTCGCCGTCCACATAATAGCTTTTTCATGAAAAGCCGTGTTTCTATAATGTGCTATATTTACATTTACTAAATCGCCAATAACTGATTTGCTTAATTCCCATGTTACGCCTTGCGCTGTTACAGGATAAAAAGGTATGTGCGTCATCTTCTTCCCATCTTGTAATGGATACACTTCATCAACTACTACGTTGCGTGTTACGCCTTGCTCGTTTAAATTTGTTACAATGACTTCAGGTTCTACAATGATTTGCCTATAGAATCCATCATCATCAATCTCTAATACCCTGTATGTTGTCTTTAGCTCAGGTATAAAAGAATCTACGCGAACATATTCTGTTTCTTTCAACACAACTAAACTAGTCATGATTCGGTTGTTTATACGTTTCTCTTCCCAATTTATAATTGATTCAGCAGTGTACATAGTGCCATAAGGACTCATGTTCATAAAGCGTGCTTCATGTTTAGTCAGTGCCCTATCACCATCTACATATGGATGGTCTACAAAAAGTCCTACACGATTTGTCACTATTGTTTCCACTTCTATTTGTTCCATAAATGTGTAAATGGACTCATCTTTAATAGTAAATGATTCAATCAAATCACGTACACTAGGTGGAAGTTTTATAAAAGGAAGTTTACGGTTAAGTAATCCTCGGTATGCCTCCACTGAGCGTCCTGTTGCGTTAAACAACTCCGCGTATTCAACAAATGAATTGTAGTCGGCATTACCCTGTGTGTCATTCGTGTGCCCACCTAAACGAGGTAAATAAACTTCTCTATTAACAGTATCCTTTACAGCGTCTTCACCCTCTATTACGTCTCTTGCTTTTTTCCATCTAGGAGCATATTTGACATAATCGGGGTGCGGTATCTCAATACCTTCTATAAATGAATATTTATTTCCCTTTGTATCTTTTATAATTTTTGTATATTCTAACACTATAATTAACCCATCCTTGTTGGTATTCTTTTAGTTTGATGTACTGCATGCTGTATTCTATAACGCATTTCATCAGCAACGTGGTCTTCTTGATGGTCTGCGATGTCCTCAATCTTCTTGTCATGTCTAATTAACGTAGGTATAATCCTATTAGGTGTTTCACACGTATTAAAGATAAATAAACATGGTCTATCTATTTTAGGATAATTTACAGAATTTTTCAAGTGAGTCCTTAATATGTCCCAACCTCGTGGACGACTACCTGCTGTTTGGTCAGCTTTAGTAAAAATATCAAACAACATATAATTGTCGTTTCCATAATACCCTGCGTTTAACTCGTGTATAAGTGACCTATAACTAGAATCTTGCTTGGGACTACTATTCCATACCTGATGGTCGCCGGGCCCCGGTACTATTCTTTCAATGTTTTTCAATACTGCATTAGTTCTTTCCATTTTACTAATACCTTGCCCAATCTCATACGCAGTAAGCCCTATACCAATATTTTCTTCACCCGTCCATCCATACCATTCTGCTATACGAAATAATGTGCCTTTTGGGAATACTACGGTTTCCCCTTTTACTACTACACCGTCTTTTGTTGTGTCAGCCAATTTTACTGAACTCCCATCCGACTGAGCCCACCAACCAACACTAAACGGGTCTGTGTAGCCCCAATCAAAACTACGGTCACAATACCATGAAAAGGGAATTTCAAATGGCGGTATCATGTGTACATCAGCATCCCATACATCATCAAACATTCCACCTGCAACTGCATCCCAATCACCATCCAACAACATACGAACAGTGGCTTCATTGCCAACACCCATTACCTTGCCCTCATACTCTTCTTTGTCTATAGAAGGATTGTCAGATAACTGTGCGGGTATGAACTGTCGCAACATCCCACCTTTAGTATTTGGCATTTGCACAATGCTCATGGGTTCTGCTATTTTTACAAATTCTCTACGCCAGAAATTATGAGATATGCCTCCGGGATTTGTTCCCAATAGTATACGTGGAAAGTATTTAGCTCCATACTTTTTTATTACTGCATCTGGCAATGGGTTGTCTTTGGGGCGTCTAACCCTTGTTCGCAAATACTCATATTTTGTACGGGTAAAGTGCGTGGCTTCATCAATCATCAACACATCCATCTCCGCACCTTTGTACAAATACTTGTCGTCCTCGTGCTGACAATGACAAAGATGAATTATAGAACCGCCCATAAACCCATTATGCTTTCCATTCCTAAACTGTATAATGTTTTTTGAACTGTTTATCTTCACATATTTGGAATGGACTGCATCAAGAAGCAATGTATAATATCCACCACTGCCTACCATGTGATTGTCATCAAGTTCTTTCTGAGTTAACCTAAACAAATAAATCTGTATTCCCGGTACCTCCATAGCCCACACAATAGATGCTATACGCATTAAATAACTGTTGTGAGTGGGAATAAGGTACTCACCGGAAAGATAGCAACTACTATCACTGTCAACCTGTATACATTGCATTGCACGTTTTTCTACCTTGCGTACATCAGAAATGTAGTGGCGTTGCCTAGCTGTTCTAAGGCTACCCATGCTTTTACGCTGTTGCATAGATTTGTCTTTGCTGTTGAATAATATCATATCAGCAAATACACGTACACGCCACGCACAAGTAGGGCGTCTACTATCCTCTCGTGCATACATCAAAGACTTTTGCCCAAGTGACAACAACATGAAATGAACATCCTTACACAATTGTTGCCCATCGGTATACATCTCTACTTGACCCGCTGATCGCTTATATCTATAACTATCACTGTAAACAGTACCCCGCACATCTAACATACCTTTTAGTAAGTCTGTGCGTTGTGTTATTGAACCAAGCTGGTAATCAATGGGTATAAAAAGGTCACGTGGTTTTACTCCATATAACCCCACACTTTTTAGTAACGCTTTCCAATCCTCTTTATCATAATATTTTCCATCTTTATACTTGGTTAAATTGGTTGTTGTTGACGCACACCTGCTTGTAATGACCATGCCTTTCTTTGCCTTACGAGCATATACCCCACCACCAAGAAAAGCTCCCAAAATGTAAGGGTCTATGTCAAGTACTCTCTCTCCGAGCTGTACAGGTTTTGTTACCTGTATAGTGTGATTGTTTCGTTTTCCATGTTCTGCTTTTATACTGTGACGTATTTCATTCGTAGTTTTAGGGGTGTGTTCAGTAACTCTATTTAACCTATTTGTGCGTGAAAGTGTGCTCCACTGATGTCTGCCGTCACATGCGATAACCTTACTTTTTATACCATCAAATTCAACTTCATAAGTAGCACTAACTTTATCTACTTTAGATTTCGCTACTACATTACATGGTTGTCCGTGTTCATCAAATACTTTATCGCCTACAACAAGTGATGCCATAGTTTTCCACCCGCAGGTAGTGAGTATAGGAGTGTTTACATCTAGTGCCTTGCCCCCACCTACTGCTCCACCATATAACACTTCTGTTGCAGGAGTATTAAGTGCGAGTAGTTGTTTGGGGTGTAATTTTATATCTAATGCCATTCTTTTCTTCCTATTATTTATATAGCCTTAACTTTTGGTTCAGGCTTGTACTCAATTATTTTAAACTCTTCTGATTTTACTTTCTCGTTATCAACACTAACATTAACCACGAATGAACTGCCTTTCTCCGCAGTGTCTTCATGACTCATACCAATATAACTTGTGAGTTCTTTGAGTGCTTGTCGTCTATCCGCTAATTCCAAAGTAATCACCGTTATATCCGGGTTACGTGGATGAAGTAGTCGTTTCACTCCTTCAATACATACTGCCCAATCCCCTAACCGTTCCTTATACTCTTTTAAATCAAAAGTATCGGAGTCGTAGGGACTGCCATCAGCAGTAAGAGGTTGTCCTAGTTCATCAATTAAATCAAATGGATTGTAAAATGCTCGTTTCCACAATACATCAGTTATCTTTGTTTCCAATTCGGCAACACGTGTCGAAAGTACCGCAGTCATAAATTCTTTTTTGGCTTCTATAATTGCTTCATTAGACAACAACGTGCCCACACCTTTACGCCCTGCTTTCTTTGCGGCTTTGTCAGCGTGCCCACCATTCATACATACCTCAGCTACAAACAATTTCTCCTGTGGCTTCAATACCCTGAACCAAGTTGATTCTTTTTCTAATCCATTTATTATTTCTTGTCCATCAGACATGTTAGTTCTCCTAATAATCCCGCAGTATATTTTGTACTTGTAAATTTGATACAAGTTTACTGCCTTCGGGGACGATGTTTCGCCCTATTTGTGTGCTGTCTTTTTTAGTTAAAGAAGTTAATAACTTTTTAGCTTTTCTACTATTTGTAATAATATCACGATAAAAAGATTTTGTAGCCATAACTATACCCTAATAATCTTTGCGCACATCGTATTTGAGTATGTCAATGGTGCGCCCGTTAGAGCCCTCCATACAAAATACCTTGTCATTAAATGAAATGTCAATCGGGGCTTTGTCTTTGTCTTTGAATATAAGTCTTACTTTTGAATAAGGTACGTCTCGCGCTCCCGTGAATACCATGTCGCACATTTCATCGCACCTGTTTTCGAATAAATACCGTTCTACATTGTCTTCTACATACTCCGTATATTTGCCCGCTAGCTTTCCCACGAATTTTACTATCACTATTTTCTCCTTTCTTGTTGTTTACTATACTCTACATTGTTTTTAGTGTTTTTGCAATGTAGGTGATTATGGTGTAAAGTAAGTTATATTCAATAACCCTTTTTCTTTATGCCATACAAATGCCTGTGCTCTACGATTTCCACTATACCCATTTTCTATTTCCCAATCACCATGCTGTGCTAGACTAGGAATAGTTCTAATAATTACACTACCAAAATCCTCTACTACTTTTTCAGCATGGGTGTGTCCGATATGAAATTCAATATTTGTACACTGAGATAAATACTCACGCATTTCAGACTGATAAATTGAACGTAATCGTTTAGCATCTTTTTTACCATGTGTAAATCCTATCATGTTACAACCATACACAAAATATTTCCTTGATTTATGTGAGTTGTCTATAACCACGGAATCCACGTCTTTATATTGTGCTTCCATTACACAGCCCAAACTGTACATACGAACTTCATCATGGTTGCCTGCAACTATCTTGACTTCAACAGCATATCCACAACTACGCCAAAACTCAATAGTATCCACAGCAGTTTTAATAGCCATGTCAAATGATTCCTTGTGTACACTCTCTTCTATTTGTGGTGTGCCATGAGATGTTGACTGTAAAGCGTTATCACAATTTAAAAAATCTCCGCCTAAAAGCATTACTACTTTCTCTACATCAAGATGTTTGTTCATCTCATAAAAATATTTGTTGGCTTCTAAATATACATCATGTGCTAATTGCATGTTGTAAGGTTTATCAGAATTTGTAGAAGCTACAAAACGACCTAAATGTGCGTCAGGAATCTGGATTTCTAAACATGTCTTTCCCGTAACCACTTCATAAGGAGTAGGGGGTGTAAATACATATTCTTTAATATGGTTTTCAACCATCTCTGCTATTGCTTGTGGGCTAAGTCCTTTTATTCGATTCCATATGACCTTGAACTGCCACATAGGTTTATCCGATTTACCCCATTGATTGGTTACAATTTTAGATGCTTCCCAAATCTTTAAATCTATATTACAAAACTCTGCTAGTTGTTCCGCATTTGTAAACTTGGTTGATGACAACACTGTTTGCTTAATAGTGTTTTTTTCAACAACCTCTTCTTTGACTCCATTTAATTCATCCATTTTGGGCTCTCCTCCTTCCATCCTCTTCTTATACAATCTAATATATCTTTTAATTGTATCCCTCAGTATACCAAAGAAAATCTCAGCTTTTTCTACGCCAAAAGTTTCTGTGTACTCTGATACCTCGCGTAGCCTCGTATTGGGTATATTTTCTAACATTTATTCTCCTTTTCCTTCTTTTCAATCATTTCATTAAAAGCCATGAGGCAACTGAATTGTATAGGTTCCCCGTTTCTTAAGTGCATAAAATATGTTTCGCTGATACTTTTTTCCAAGGAGTGAATAAAAAATGGCACTTCTAACATCTGTCTACCATAATATGATGCCAAAGACATCCATGTAGTAAAATCAAGACTGTCCACGACCCCTTGTTCATAGTCTCTTATTATATAATCTGACAAGTGTGTTAGTATTGCTACATCGTGAATACTATGCCTTTTTTTGATTCGTTTATCCATTTGCTTACCCCCTGTAACACCACCGTTGTCCAACTATCGTAGCGTCTATCACTTTTATAACTCACAATTTTCTGTCCCACGTAACAATTAGTGGGTTTAAAAACTATAGTGTGTTTGTTGTCATATGTGATTACGTCTGATACTCTATTATACACAAATAACGCCACAGTGTCTATAGAGTAGATTTTTAACAAGTGCCTGTATATGGTTTCAGCTTTTTTACTCACACCCTGTGGAATCAGTTTTTCTCTATCTTGTTCATATAAGCAAACCTTTTTGTAGTTTAGTACGTATGCGTAACTGATGTTGCCATATAACAAGTGCTCTAGATTTGTACCCGTTTTCCTTTTCTTAGCTCTTTTAATAATTTCTAAACAACCACTGTTGTAAACAATTACTCCATAGGCAGGACTCAATTTACTTGCTTGTGTCATAGTGGCTTCACTTAATTCAGGTGGTACCACGTAGTAAAAGAAATGGGTTTTGGGTCTGGCACTGTGTTTGCGTTTCTTTTTATCAGCAACTAAGTCACTCTTGCTAATTTTTACTTCAAACTCGTAACTCACGCCTTCTTTGCTTATAGCTAATACATCCATGTTTCCACATTCCTGTGCCACGTGCATATCCCTTTTTGTGCGGTAGTGAGCCATTAATTCATATTTTATTTCCTTGGTTAAGTCAGTTTCCACTAATTGCTTCGTCCATTGTATTGTGTGAAACCTTTTGATTTATACAATGTAGCTGTGCCACCTGATACTACTCTCACGAATTTATTTCCACATGTGTCACAAACAAACACAGGGGATTCGCTCATGGCGTGAAATTCTTCTATTGTTTTGCCACAATTTGGGCATTTATAAATATACGTTGGGATGGTGTGCCTCCTTTCCTTTTTTGTATTTCTTGGCTATGGCAGTAAACACCTTTTCACCTAAGTACCCCATGCAATAAGCACGAGTCTCACAGTCATCTACACCTACAGCTTCTAATACGTGATCCACTAAATGTGTTAACTCATGTATAACAGTATTGGTATCCCATTTGTCTTCAACCCATGTTAAACTACCATGACAATAGCCATCGTATTTTATACCTCCTAAATCACAACTACTGCCATCTAATTCACTGCATGCTTTTACAAATGTGGTGAAGTCACCAAAAAACCATCCAGTGGTTATATTAAAGACAGGCAATACTATTGTTATATCCGCTTTTATTTTCTTGTTCATGTTCATATTTCTCCTTTTACTCTTACTTTTACTCAGTTTTACCCATAAATTAGGGTGTTACTACTTTTCTTCTATTTACCCCGACAATAACTGTGTTACAGGTGGTTTAAACACGGTTTGCTGTTACACCTTTTTACACAGTAATATGTGGGTTTATCTTATTTTATCTTATCCCTTGCCGTAATATTCATTTTCATCTGTTGTGTTCGTAAATGTTATTGAAGACCTTAAATCACTTGTACCACTTGTACCACTTGTACCACAAGTAACGTATGTATTGTAGTTGTAGCCATAATAACCATAGTGGTAATAAGGATGAGGGTCTACCCCCCATGGACTAGGGTAAGGTGTGTACGGTATATATGGGCAAGGATATACAGGTGGTGTATATATAATCTCTTCTAGTACAGGTACCTCTAACCCAAGTACATCTTGTAATTCGTTATATAATTTAAGGG